CGCATCCCTTATGATAACCTGTAAATCAGAGTCAGCAAAGATTTTAAAAGTATAGTTAAAGGTATCTAGTGTACCATTTCCAGAGTAGGAGTTCTTTACTGTAGTAGATGATATTGTCATATTTAATTCTCTATATTAAATTCTTTTATTGTTGTCTACATTATTTAGATGTACTTGGCAAATCAGATTCATCTATCATATATTGTAAAATATTTGTAAAACCTATCATATTTTGATACATCATAATAGATTTCCACTTATAAGCATCTCTTTTACTAAAATCATATTCATCATCTATTATAGCTTTACCAGTAGATCTAATAGCACCTACTATTTTTTCACCTAAAGCATAAGTAGGATTACCTGTTATTAAGTTTGTTTCTAATCCAGAGCTTCTATAATTAAATTGAGGATTATTTCCAGTAATGTATAAACCTGTATCTAAAATTGCAGGTATTAAAGTAGAAAATGTGCTTCTTTGAAAAGCAGCTTTTCCTATAGATTCTATACTTAAATTTTCTTCTAAATATTTTTCTTTCTCATCTTTACTTTTTCCTATTGCTCTTATGTGTTGTTGAGCTACCCACACTAATGAAGCTATAATACTAGATGAAGCTATAGAACTAAAAAAAGTAAAATCTCTCATGTGTAAACCATGTTGTAATTGTTTAGAATAAGCTGTTAATATAAAATTTCTAAATTGTAACACTACTTTAGCAAGTGGAGATTTTTCTCCATTACCTATTGCTACCATTTCTCCATAATTATTTTCTTGAATAACCCTTCTTAAATGCCTGTTCATATATAATGACATTTTATTTACTAAATCTTGATCATCCCATTGATCAACATTTAATCTTCTAATTTTTCTTCCAGTTAAACCACCTTCAATAAATGTAGATTTTTCTCTAATATTTTTAAATACTGATTCAAGTTCATCTTCACTAAATCCAATATTTTTATATCTTTTTATATCAGATGGTTTTAATTTTGATTTACTTGTGGCAAATCTTGCAAGTTTATCAAAGGAAGTAATTGTAGCTAATCTTCTTGATAAAGTATCTACAGCATGAAAGCCAGAAAAATCAGATGTTATTCTTGTAGCAACATCTAAAGTTTTTTCTATTTTTCCAACTTGAGTTGTCATTCCAGCAAAGTCATCTGTTCTATTAAGAACACTATCTGTTAATCTGTTTGATCCTGTGCCAGAAACTAATGTTTCTATTTCATCTAAAAATTCATTTGACAATTTTCCATCTTTAGCTCTTGATACAATATTTTTAAATTCTGGAATATATTTTATAAATGATCTAATACCTGCAGTACCAATAATATTTCCCATTTCTGGAATTTGAGCAAAACCTACTTGGTTAAATACATTAGCATAATTATATTTTCTTACATTTCTTAAAGCTATAGAAGTTGCACTATTAATATCTCTTTCAACAGGTGTTCCAATTAATTGTTTATAAAGTATATCTAAAGTATCTAATTCATACTTTTGTTTTGCTTGACTTAATTTATTTGAATATTTTTTTGCAACTTCAGGAATAGTATATCCTTCTTTTATATAATCATATATTTTTTCAAAATCTTTTTTAGATTTTATACCAGTTCTAGCAAGAGCTATATGACCTGACATTTGATTTATATAAGCACCAACAACACCCTCTGTATTATTATCTAACATATCAGTAAGTTTAATAGTTTTACCATTAATAATTTCTTCATGTGTTTCATCAAATGATGCTCTTCTTTTTAATCTAGAAGGTACTGAAGGTTTTGTGGGTTTTAATAAAACTTTAATTAAATCTTCTATTTCATTAGGTTTTAATTTTGTATAATCTCCGATTAAACCTCTTAATTCTGATTCGTCTGTAGTTTTTAAAACTCTATCAACAGAAAAACCATCACCAAATTTTGATTGATTAATCATTCTCCAAATATGACCAGCAAGTTTTGTGCCATCTGCATCAGATAAATTATCTGATCCTTTAACTAAAGAGTTTTTTAAAAAATTAATTACTTTATCATAACCAATGTTATCTTGAACTTCCTGCATTCTTCCTATTGACCAATGTCTAGGAAAATAATTTGGATTATCTAAAATATCTGCAGCTCCCTCAACTCCATCTTTTTTTAAATCATCGAGCATACCTTTAAATAATTTTTTTGTAGCATTAACACCCTTGTTTACAGAAACAATATCAACAACTTCACCTCTCGTTGCTCGAGAAACTAAAGTAGAAAATTCCATTCTATCTGTAAAATTATAACTTTTTAATTTAGTTGATTTACCAATTTCTTTTAAATATTCTGCAAATGCTGGTTCATATTCTTTATAAAAAGATGTTAGTCTTGTTCCAGAATAATTATGTTTATTTATATCTGCTGTTAATATTGATCTTGAATAATCTTTGTTACCAACAGAATCTTCTGCTAATTTTTCAGAAGCCGATCTCATTCTTGGGTTATGTGATTTTCTTAACAAAAATGATTTATCTATTCTTAATTTACCAGCAACTTCTGGAGTTGTGTCTATTCTATCAAAAAATTACTTAATAATTCATTTGCATCTACACCTTTCTTAACATCTTCTGCAATTTTTTTTGTAGGTAACATAACTTCATTTTTAGAATACAAGTTATCAATTTCATCAACACTTTGATTTATATTAGGGTATTTATCTGTAGAAAAATATTTTTCTCCTTTTTCTGTAATTTTAAATCCATCTTCTTTTAATTTTCTTTTTTCCATTGCCTTACCTAATTCTTTTGATTTAGCATCAAATCTATTTAAGTCTGGATGTTTTGGTCCAATAAATCTAGTTAATCCAGATGTGATTGCGCCACCCATTAATGCAGCATAACCTATTTCATCTATGTCTCTTGTAGGGTCATTCATTACAACAGGAGCTGTTATTCCTGCAGCTTGACCAGCTCCAACAAGACCACCTCTAATATATTTAGAAATTCTTGATGCTTTTTTTGCATATATAAATGGTCTAGCAAGACCAAAGGTTACAGCATCTGCAGCTAAAGCTGCTGGATCTAATATTGCTGCACCTACTCTTAAAGCTGTACCAGTAAATCCTAATGTAGATAATTTTTTATTTGCTTCTTGAGCATCTAATATTCTTTGTCTAATTTGAAATGCTTGTGCTTTAGAACTTGCATTAGAAAATTCATCCCAATATTTAATATCTATATCTTTTGATAATTCATCAAATAATTTATCATCAATTCTAAAATCATAATTAGGTTCTAATTCTTCTTGTGAAGCTGATTTTAATATAGATGGTAATATTTGTTCTTGTTGAATAGCTAAACTTATACCTTCACCTAAAGATATTTTTTCTTTTTCATTTTCTTCTTGAAGAATTTTTTGATCTTCTATACTTAAATAATCTGTATCTAAAAGCAGATTAAGATTAGTTCCTTCTGCCATATTAAGATCCTTCTACTATAAGTAAGTCGCTAGTAGTTTGTTCTTTATTTATTTGTTTTTCGTCTTGAGATCCTATTACAGATAATTTTTCTTTTTCTTCTTGTTCTGTTTTAGCTCCTTTAACTATATTAATTAAATCTTTTTGATAAAAAAGAAGAGGTTGACCATCATCCCCATAAACAGTAGATAAGTCTACTTCTCTTCTTATTTCAAATAAACCACCACCAATATGTCTCATGTAATAATCATTTGGATCTTCATTAGTTAATCTTTTACTTATAATATATTCTTTGACAGGTTTTACCTGATCTAATCCACCAATGTTTTTAAAAGGTTCAATATCTCTTTTAAAATAAGCATGATCATCTATTTCAATTATAGAAGATTCTATCTCTTCTAGCACTTGAGTTTCTGCTGGACCATCATCAATCCCACTTGCAATATACATATTATATAATTTACTTGCATAAGATTTTACTTCGCCAAGATTTGTAACTTTTGTTTCTTTAAATTTAGTTTCTAATTTATCTAAAGTTCTATTTCTTCTTTTAGTTGCTCCTCTAATTAACTCTTGATCATAATTCATTTCAAAATCTTTTGCTCTAGTGATAGCTTGATAATTATCAAGACCTAATATTTTTTTTAATACTATTACATTTTTAAAAAATCTTTCCTGTTCTGTAGTTGTATAATTATTTAATCTTCCAGTTCTATCTGATATTTCTGCAGATTTAACTGCTAATTTTAATTGATCTGGTATATCTGCGTTAGAATCAAATGTAGTTGTTGATCCTGTATTATATGCAGATTCAAATAAATCTTTATAAGTAGGAGATAGTATTCCTGTTTTAGAATATACTTGATCTACATAAGCAAATGTTTCTTCTTTACTTAATTTATTTTTTGATGCGTTTGCAAATAAAGCATTATCTGTAGATTGTAATACTTTTTTTTCTGTAGTATTTTTTAAGTCTGCACCAATTAAAGTATTTTTTCCTTCAATAATATTAGATACATGAAAATTTGTTTCATTATATTCAACAGATTCTTTTTGAATTTTAATAATTGTAGATTGAACTGTTTCTGAATCTATATTTTTAGATTTTTTTAATAGCTCTGTAGCTGCAGTATAATTTTTATTTGCTACTGCCTTATCTATTTCAAGTAGTTCAGCATCACCTTTAATTTTTATTATTGTTTCATCTAACCATGCTTTACCTTTGTTGTGCATATTTTCATATTCAGCAGCAAGTTCAATTCTTTCTTGTAATTTTTTCTGTTTTAATTCTTCATTAGTTTCTAAATTATATTCATTAGCTAATATATTTTGACCATTTTCATAAGTAACTTCACTTTCTTTTTCAAAAGCATCAAAAGAATTTTCTTTGATTTTGTAAATATTTTCTGATTGATCAAGATCTAATAAATTTTCTAATCTTTTTTTTATTCTTTTATTTTTAATTTGAGATAATTGTTGTTTTCTGTATTCACCAAACTCTTGATTATATCCATTTACAGAAGAAAACTCATCTGAATTATTTTTATATTTTTCCATAACTTTGTCTGATTCAGATTTCATTTCATAATATTTTTTTCTTGCTTCTAACTTTTCAGTATTATCTCTTTGTTTAATATAATAATCGTCAATAGCTTTAGCTGCAGGAAGCAAAGCAGAGGCAGTTGTAGCTGTAGGAGATATTCTAATATTAGATCTAACCGATGGAGCTTCAGTTGTCATTTCTCTTCTAGATGTGAATGTAGGAATCTTTGGCATTAACTACCACCCCCATAACTTGATAAAAGACTTTGACCAGCTTGTGAATAGTAACCAAGCTCTGCAGCTCTAGCTTCATTTCTTGCTACAACACCTTGCATTCTTGCAAAGTTAGCTTGTTCAAAAGCTCTTGCTTTACCTATTTTTGCATTATATTCAATTATACCCTTTTCTAATTCAGCTTGTTTAGCATTGTTTCTTAATATTCTTAAACCAGAACCAGAAAGTTCTGCTCCAGATTTTAATACTGCAGTTTTAGTTTCACCTTGAAGTTTAATAAACTCTTGATCAAATCTAGCTATATCTAAATTTTTTTTATCTTCTATTATTTGTGCTTCTTGTTCAGCAACTTTGGCATTTCTATTTTGTACAGCTTGATTATATTTACCTGCTGCGGATGCTTGTTTTGCTGCTGCTACTGATACTGCTGCTGATACCCAACTCATTAGAATAACCTCGCATACATATATTGATCAGAACCATCAAAACCAAATTTCTTCATTAAACCTTCTTCCTCTAATCCTAACCATTTAGCAAATTTTAAACCTGTTGTATAGTTAGCTCTTACAGCAGTTTGAACTCTATTGATATTATTTTCTTTAGCAATTCGTGCAAAATCTTTTCTGATAGCTTTAGCGACTAGCAAAGGATGATCTAAAACATCTTTAGTAGCTAGTACCCAACCTTCTGCAACACCATTCCAAAGCATCTTCATACCTGCAGCAAAGATAGGTTTGCCATTAATCATACCTGTAAATGCTAAATTATTTTGTTCTAGGTTATCTGGGTTTCCATTAAACTCCATATCTTTATCCATTAGTAAATGATTCATTTGTTGGTTCATAATATATCTTCCATGTTCACCTTTGTATTTAACTATATTTAATATTCTATCCATCGTTTGTTTGAAGTTTAGGATATAAAGATAGGATCGTCAAAGGTAAAGGTTGAGTTTGTCTTACAAATATAAAACCATCTGTTTCATAGTTGCCTCTAAATTCTATATCTTTATCTCCAGTAAATACATTAATACCACTATTCATTGCATTAGCTGAAGATCTAAAAGGTATTCTTTCCATATTGTTAAGATCTGGTCCAACTTCAACACCAATACTTTCATAAAGTCTAGCAGTGATTTCATATATTCTTTTTGTTTTAGATTGTGATGTACCATTCTGCGCACCAGCATCTATTCTCATTGTTTGTAATAATGATGCATAACCTAATCCAACTTTAACTTTACTTGCAGATCTTTCTAAAGTTATTGATCCAGAGCTAACTGTTTTATCTGGATGAGTTGCGCCATCTGCTAATACTGAAACTGTTTGACCTTCAAGATGAGCAAGACCAGATATAGTTGTAACTGCAGATCCGTCATAAGATAATTGTGAATCTAAAAAATTAAAAGATGTATCATCACTCTCATCAAAATCATATTGATGAATAAATTCTACATATCTTTTTGTTGCACCATTAATAGTTCTTTTGATAATTACCCATGATTGATATTCAGAATCATCTGTAGGAATTGTAGCAATACTTTCACAAACTGCGTTACCAATTCCAAATGCTCCACCAAATATATGTCTATGCCAAGCAACAACTTGCTGTTCTCTTTGATAAGTTAATCCAATTAACTGACCATCATTTCTTACACCCCATATAACTTGATTAGGTTCTTGTTGATATGATAGTTGTTTAAATCCACCTTCTGAAATATGTTCAGCAAGTATAGTTAAGTCTGGAGCAACATAACCATCAACATCAAAGTTGTAAGCTAGTTCTCTCATTTTTCTTCTAGCTCTTTGTAAAAAGATAGTTGCATTACCAACAGCTAAAGCATCTACATTTGCTGCACCATTATTAGATTGTTTTTTAATTAATATATTTGTAGGAGTAACAGCAACATCTGTTCCACCACCACTAACTGTAAACTCACCACCTGCTGTACCAATAATTAAAGTTCTTGTTGATGTCATAAATCTAATTGCGTTTACTTGGTTAGATGCAATCGTATAAATAATAGCATCATCGTCTGCAATAGTTCCGCCTCTATTCTCATCCATGTTTTCATAATCACCAGATCTTGAAAAAAATATTGTTTGTGGTTGTGATAAGGTTGCTGCAAATACTAATCTTTGTTCAAAGAAAGTAACACATGAAGCATGACCTGTAGTATTTGAAAAAGCACCTAACGACCAATCTGTTGATGCAGTTGATGAACCTGTATCTTTTATTACTTCCCATGTAACAACTGTAGCTGAAGTGTAAGCTGTAATTTTTCCATAACCATCCCTAAATCTAACTAATCTTCCAACATCTGTAGTTACCCATAAACTTGCACTAGATGTTAAAACTCTACCTGTTCCTACTGTATGATGATCTGTAGTTAGTGTTGTTGTTGTAATGTTGTCGTCTAGATATGGACCATTAGTAAAATCTACATCTGTTAGTGTCCATGATGTATGACCTGTTCTTGATAATTTTTTTACTGGATGATTAGGATGACACACATACATGACATCTGCTGATTGCGCATATTTAATATCAAATAGTTCTGCTTCTAAATATGGTGATGATATTTCATAAGCTGAACCACTAGATAATATTTGACCATTGTCTTTATAAAATCTTATGTACTGATCTCCAAACTCTAACATATAAGTTTGTGATGTAGAAAACTCAAAAGGAATTAATCTTGTTTCTTTAGAACTATCTTTTACTTCTGAAACAAACTGTGTACCAGATCTTCTTGCCGCACTTCCATGAGGAAAGATAATCATGTTCTCTAATGTTTTACATCCTGTAGGATATTTAGCTAAATCATTTCTACCATCTAGTCTTGGTGATAATTCTCCACCAGTAAAATTGGTTAATTGAACAGCAACTCTAGCCATAGGTTAATACCTTGAGTTTATAAATGTAGAAGCTCCCATTACATCTGCTTGACCATTATCTGGATTAGTATTGTAACCTTCAGTAGCATCTACAAATCTAGCTTCTTTTAATTTATCTTGAAATAAATTATACATATTAGAAGCAACAGGATTAGATGATGTAACTGCGTATGCAATGTCAGCAGCTAATGCAGCAGATATTGTTTCTCTTAACAACTCATCATATTGATTGGCATCTGTAATTCTTGCAATATATTGTATCTTAACTGTTCCATGGTTTGCTACAATTTTTCTTCCTTCAATTTTATAATCATAATCATAATTTAAAATTGTAAGAACTCTCAAACAATCTGCAGGTAAAGTAAACTGATAACTAAAACCCCATGAAGGTGTTTCCGTATCTTTTGCAAGTTCAACTCTTTTAACTAAACAGTTCCAAGGATGAGATCTAAATAAACTATCTCTAACTTGTGTGTATCTTGCGTTGCAAAGTCTTGCGTTTTTTGAATCTTCTGTAAGTGATAATATTGTTGACGCACCAAGTTGATTTAATGCTCCATTACAAATGTCTACTACTGATGCCATATTACTCCTTTATAATATACTTTCGCCTTATCTGTCTATCTTTTTCTAATGCAAAGATTTCTTCTGTAGTTCTTTCTTCTTTAGCATCAAAACCATAATGGTACTTACCATCATTTTTAAATCTGTCCACCAATACATATCTATAGATATGATCCCCTTTCTTAAAATGTAATACTGTTTTTAAATCTTTTATTTGTTTCATGCACTCTAGGGGGTTTCCACTCTCGCTTCCACCCCCTAAAATTCTATTTATTATGCTTCGTGAGCCTGTACTTCTACAACTTTAGCTTCTTCCATTCTAGTTGCACCGAATGCAGCAGAATAGTAAACTTGAGTTGCGTAGCCTTTGTCAGATCTTTCATCGATTCTAGCAGTAGAGTCTTTACCTACAGCTAATGCAACACCATCTTGTACGAAAGCGATACATTTTCTTTTGCTTGAAGCGATTGCTAGTCTGTTAGACACACAGAAATCAAAGCCAAGGAATGTATTAACATCTCCAGCAGCTAATGCTTTTACTGTGTTGAAATCACTTGAAGTTACTTCAGTAGTTCCTAATAGATCAGAGATCTGTTTTGGAGATACTACGATGTATCTTTTTAGTGAAGGATCAACATCAGCTAAATCAATGATTTCTTTTGCTTGTCTTAATTTAGCAACAGTTAAACCTGCAGTTCCAGATTCAACAATCTTTTGACCACTAGGTAATGCAACAGCAGTACCACCAGCAACACCTGTATCAGATGAACCGATTGCTGCAGTTAAGATAGCATCATCCATTGCTCTACCCATTGCATAAGCAGCAGCTTGTGCATAGCTAGAAGTAGGATCTACTAACATTCTTACTTTGTCTAGATCGTCTACAAGATCTGCGAACTCATAGTCAACAAGTGAAACTCTTCTTCTTGAGTGAGGAGTATCTGCTTGTGGAGTGTCAGAGTGTCTAGTTGATCTTACAGTTGCAGTTACAGAACCAATTTGGTCGAAGAAAGCATTCTTCCCTGTAACAGACTCAAGTCTCACTTTGTCTCTTAAAAGTGATCCTTTTTGTTGTGATAACATTTGTATGTTTGAACTATATTGTTCTACAAATGCTTTTGTTATTTCAGTTGACATAATTGTCTCCTATTATTTGTTAAGTTATTATTAAACAAAATCAGAGGAGTTCTCAAAAAAATTTGGCTTCTCTTGCATTTAAAGTCTGTTAGACTAGAGTCTATTCCTTCTTGTCAGTAAGGTGCTTACGCATTGTCTTACTTTTGTTAGCCGAATTTTCATTCGGCTTACAAACCCATTTATAATATTCTTCGCAGATTGGCAAGGGATTAGATTTTTGATTTTCTGATCCACTCTCTACAACAATACGAAGTATTTCTAATCTTAATTCTTTGTTATCCATTAAGCATTGTTCTTAAAGTAAACACTTGCTGAACTACTTTGTCATGATCTGGGTGACCTTTATTCCAATATGGACCATCCCTGTCATTAACAATTTTACTTATTTCAGCTTCGTAGTCTGTACCTTTGTCAACATTTTCGCTTTCAGTACCAATTAATTTATCTTCAGATAAAAGATTAGCAATGTTAGCAAAGCCTTTTATAACATCAGGATGATCTCCAACTCTTGTACCATCTTTAAGTTCTAAATTTAAAATGTCTCCATTCATATTTGCTTTTGCTACAGCTCCTGCTTTCTTAATATTATCCTCATAAGATCTACCCCACTCTTTACGAAGTTCAGCTTCTGCATTTGCTTGTGCAGTTTCTGTATCTACTCTTGCTTGTTGAGCAGAACCTTCCATAGAGTTCTTGTAGTATTCAAGAATACCTTGAGCTTGTTTATTATTTAAACCTAGCTTGTGAGCATTTTCTGCAAAAGATTTAACCGCACCTTCATCTAATGGTACAACATCTGATTTGGCTTCTAGTTTATATTTATCTGGTGACTCTGGTCTACCTAGCTTTCCATAAACTTCATTCCACTGATCATCAGTTGAGTTTTCATTAGGCACTGCAACTTTGTCTTGACCAATCATTCTAGTTGCGTTGATGTAGCTTTTTGCTAACGCATCTATTTCTGTAAATTTAGAAATGTTAGGATCGTTTCTAAACTCTTCAGAGATTGTTTCTTTCCAAGATTTAGCAACAGTTGGTTGCTCTGTTGTTGTAGAACTAACCGCTTGTTCTGTTTGTTTAGGAGTGTCTGTAGTAGTTTGTGTTGTCTCTGCTACAGGCACATCAGTTTGTGTTATCTGTTCATTTGACATTTTTATTCTCCTTTTGCAGCATTTGTTTTATAAATAGAAGTACACTGCGTTGACCTTCCATATATGCACTCTCATGACTATCACCTTTTACATTAGTGGTAGAATGATAATGACATCTTTTTTCTAAATCAGATAAGACTTGTTTGCCTTCTTCTGTATTAAAAATATATTGATAGTTGTCTCTTAATTTTTTTATTATGCTTTCCAGCTGTTTATTTGTTTCCATATTATTCCACTTCAGCATTCGCTACAGCTTTAGCTTCTTCTGGTAAAGCTTTTGCTAGTGGTGCTATATCTCTCCCTGCTTGAGCTACTTGTTGTAGCTGTTGCATTTGTTGCATTTGTTCTTGTTGTTGTTGTGCTTGTTGTCTTTCAGCATTTAATTGTGATTGTGGTTTTAATATTTTTTGTGGAACACCTACAATGTCTGCCAAGTGTCTAACTAATTTATCCATATTAATATGATCAAATACTGGAGCAACATTTGATAGACTACCCATAATCTCAATAGCTCTCATGATTGATTGTAACTCACTAGACTTTTGTGCTTTAGCTAATGGAGATACATATTCAATTTCTACATCTTTACCTGATAAAAATTCTGGAGCTTGTCTGAATAAATTCTTTCTTAATATGATTGAGAAAGTTCTATCAATTAATGGTTTTAATAATTCAGATTGTAGTCTACCTAATACTGGACCAAGTAATCTCATCTTCTCTTCGTTTCTTTGTATTACTTCTGTTGCTGTCATCTGTGGACCATTCTGCATCATTAATTGATTTACATAGAAAGCATTTCTAATTGAGTTTCTTCTTTGCTCTTCCATATTTAAACCTAGTGGAGTGTTTGCTCCAATGTTTAATGGTTCAATTCTATCTCTAGTTCCTGCTCTGTAAAAATTTAAACCCCCTGGAATTGTTCTTACAGGTAACATAAATCCATCATCTGGAACAAGTAAAGGTGGATCAACTTGTTTCTGTGCAGACTTGATTGTAGTCTTTGACATTTCATTTAACATCTTAACATCAGGCAATGCTGTCATTGCTGGAGACCTACCATAAATTTCATGTGATGCTTTTAAGTATCTTGGTACTACAAATGGAAACTCTTTAAATCCAGATATAGATAATTCATCACCAGACTCTGCATCTAAATAAATAGATTCAAATGGCATATTAATTTTATCTTGTTTCTTTGGATTAAAATCAGATCTTGGATAAACCGCATGAAGTATTTCTACTTCTTCGTATGGATCTTTATTTGCTTTGGTTGAAATGTTAATTGATATGTCACCAAACTTTTGTATTGCTGCTCTTGCAGATATATGAAACTTTCTAAATACTGTATCGATTCTGCCTTTATCATTTTCAGCAATAAAGATTTCGTTAATGTGTCTTGTAGAAAATTTTAAAACATCTTCATCATCTTCTTCGATAAACATTGCTGCCGTACCAAAAGTAATTAGATCGTGATACAGTTCAAAAATTTCTTGTTGGAAGTTTGATTTATTAAATGCTGCATACATTGTTTCTGTTGCAGACTCTAACCATTCTTTCGCCTCATCTTCATTCTCCATATCATCTTGTTTGAATCTTAAAGAGAACCAAGGTGTAGATGGGTTTGTTAACATACCATGTAATGATGCTGCTAATAATTCTACTGATTGTAATGGTGAACCATCAAA